CCCGCGCAACCTCCGACTGGGCCGGTTTTTTGGCCCCCGGCCCCCGGGCCGACCCGCTCGGCCGCCGATCCGGGACCCGCGAACCCCGGACCGGGCACCGCGCACCAGGCACCGCGCACCAGGCACCGCGCACCAGGCACGCGGACCACAAGCCCCGCCCGGGCACGTGATACGGGGCGCACGGATCAGGACCAGAGCGGCCGGGCTCAGGGACCAGGCACAGCCGACCAGGCGCGACGGTGGGAAAGCCCCGGGACGGGCGCGACGGCCACCAGGCGCGACGGCCTGGCCAGGAAAGCGGCCAAGAAAGCCCCGGGACGGGCGCGCCGATCGCGGGCGGCCTGGTGGTGGCGGCCACCAGGGAAACGGGCCAGGGCGGCCCGAAAACGGCCGGGCGGTGATACCGGCAAGAAAAAAGCCCGGCACGCGGCCGGGCTCAGGGGCTCGGGAAATATTCCCGGGCGGGGGGACCTATTCGAGCCCGAGGGCTCGGGCCTGGTCGGCCAGCATGGCGTCGGCGGTGGCCACCGCGTCGGCCCGGTCATCGGTGAAATATTCCCCGACCAGGCCCCCGTCGGGCCCGACCAGGCGGGCGCAAAATTCGGCCAGGTCGGCGCGGTAACTGACCCGGACCCGGCCGATATCCTGCACGGCGGCCACGTAGACCAGGTCAGCCAGGGCGGGGCTCATGCTGCGACCCCTTCGATAGCGGCGGCCAGTTGCGCCATGATCCCGGCGTAGGCGTCGCGGGCGCGGCCCGATAGCGGGGCCATGGTGGCGGCCAGGGTCTCGGACCCCTTGCCCCACCGGCCGACAATTTCCCACTGCGCGCCAACCTGATAGACCCCATTATCCCAATTTTCGCAATCGAGCCGGTCGACCAGGTCGACCCCGACGCTCAAGCCCCCGGGCCCGAAAAATTCCCGGATCACGGCCACCAGGCCCGCCATGGCATAGGCCGGATCGGACGCGGGGCACCGATAGCCCCGGGCGCGGCAAGTGTCGACGAAAGCCCTCACGCTTTCGGGGCCCCCATTCCAGTGCACGTAAACCCCGACCCCGGGCGCGCCCTCGGGCGCAAAAGTGATGACTGCACGATTTCCCATTTTTACTTTCTCGCTTTCTTAAAAATGCCGGGGCGGAATTGCCCCGCCCGGAAATTTTAACCTGAAATTTTCCGAGGCCACAAGCCCCCGCCACCAGGCGCGAAAAAGCCCGCCACCGGGGCGGGCTTGAAACGGGGCGCGGCCGATGGATCAGGCGGCCACTAGGTCGGCCGTCAACAGGTCAACGGCGCGGGCCTTTAGGGCGGCCCCGGGCCCGAACCATGCCGACTCAAGCCTGGTCGACCCGGCCCGGCCCCGCTCGTGGTCGACCATTTCGGTTACGGCGTTAAGCATGCCCCACCGCGTGCCGGAAACCCCGGGGATGTCCGAGCCGATCGCGCGGCCCTGGAATAGGTCCATCACCCGCCGGTAGCCCTTCGTTTCCTGCAAGGGTCGGGCGGCCGTATGGTACGGGGTCAACAGGTCGACAATAAAGGCGTCGGCCTCGGCCTGGTCCATCGGGACGGCGGCCAATTGTCGGGACTGGATCAGGAAATTTTCCCAAGCCCCCGCGACAATCCCCAGTTGCAAGCGGACGGCGTCGGGATCGAATTTTTCCGAGTGCAAAACCCGGACGGCCGATTTCAAATAGCCCTTGTCGGTTTCCCCCTCGCCCTTGATTACGCGGCCGCCGGAATAGCCCCCGACGGCGGCGGTAATGGTGTTATTGCATACCACGCGGATCGCGGTAAATTTCGCGACGGTGGCCATGGTTCCATCGTAAGACGTCCCGAGCAACAAGTAAGGCCGGACCAGGTCGGCGTCGACAATCGGGGCACCGTCCCCGACGCGGGCCAGGGCCCACACCCGGCGGCCATCACTCAAGGCCCCGGCCGTTTCCAGTGCAAAGCCCCCGATATCAACCAGGCGGCGGAAAAAATCCATCACTTGGCCAGGTTGGACCACGTTATAGCTATCGGAAACCACGGCCAGGGGCGCGCCGGTGTCCGAGCGGTGCAAAACCTTGCGGGCGGGCCAGGTTTGCAGGTCCGAGGCGGCCGGGGTGGAATATTGCACCGGGCTCTCAAGCACGGAATAGGCAAGCCCCGCCTCGCGGGTCCAAGTGTCAATATCGGCCCCGGGGGTGAGGGCCTGGCCGAGGCCATGCCAGGGGGCGGAGCCAGTGAAGGCCATAGCGGCGCGGCCGGTGGTGGTGTCGATCATGTGAGCCATTTTTGCTTTCTCGCTTTCTTGAAAAGGGCCGGGCGGAATTGCCCGGCGGAATAATTTTACACCAAAATTTTTTCGGGGCGCAAGCCCCCGGGATCAGGTCCGGCCGATATCCCCCGCCACGTGGTGGCGCAATAGGGACCCGGGCGGCAGGGACCGGGCAAAAGCCCGCACCGCGTCGGCGTCGTTTCCGGTACCGGTACGGCGGGCGGCATTCCAGGCCAGGCGGACGGGGCCCCCGTTCGCATAGCATCCGCCCTGATCATCGGACCCGACCAGGCGCGCGCCGGACCCGTGCGCGACGAAAACCACCACGAAATCCCGATCACCACGGGCGCAAAGCGGCCGACCCCCGCCACACTGATCGCACGTGAAACCCTCGGACAGTTCCGCCGGGCATTGCACGAAGCGGACCCCCTCGCGCGTCGCGGGCCACACCGTACCGGCCGGGGCGGCCACCACGGCCGGGCGGCCGATCGCCACGGCGGCCAGGGCGGCGGCCATGGTGTCACATGATACGTTGATCACCGTTTCACCGGCGGCCGGTACCGGCAACAGGGCGGCGGGGAAATGGGAATAGGTCCAAGCCTGGCCACCACGGGGGACGGCCTCGCGCAGGGCTTGCAAATAGTCGGCGTCGACCAGGTCGGCCCCGTGATCCCCTTGCGGGTTCAATGCGCAGGTTTTCGGGCAGGTCCCGAAAACGTGATGAGCCCCCGCGCGGTACGTGGTGGCAATGGGTCCGGTTTTTTTATTCCCGGAAACGGTGACGGTTTTAAGCATGGTAGCCTCGCTTTCTCGCTTTCTGGTGGCCGGGCACTGCGCACGGCCTGGTCGAATTCTAGTCCAAAAAAATTTCCGGCGTCAAGCCCCCTATTTTTTCCGGTGCAAAATTTTTTGCAGCAATAAGTAAAGCACCAGGCGGAAACCCGTCCGCGTCGCGTCGGGCGGCCGGGTCGGGCGCAAGGGTCCGGGCCTGAAGTTAGGACGGTTTAGGCGCATGAAGGGGGCTCCCTCTCGGCGGCCATTCGCGCGTAGCGCTCGAACAAGTCCGGCCAACCGGCCAGAATTCGGGCGCGATTGTTGGCGTCGGCGACGCGGAAAGCACGCGCGAGGTGCTGCGCAAAGCTGCCGCCGATTTCAAGCATAAGCTCGGCGGCGCGGTTCTCTTCTGCTATTTGCATAATGTTTTCCTTTTTAATTAACCCCGCCCATGCCAAAGCGTATGACAGATATGGACGGCGGCATCTTGACTCCCATTAAGCGTAGCTCGCGGTCTAGCATGGCTCGGGCCTCCGCGTTGCGCCAGTATCTGTCGCCCCAACGATTGCGGGCAGTTTTGGCGATTACTTGCAGCAGAGGCTTGCAGTGCGCCCGCAAGGGGTCGCAGGCGATCACCAGCAGGGCATGCCAGTAGTCGGCCTTGCATGCATCAATCCACCGCGTGGCGCGGTGCTGCGCCGCGTTCAGCAGATGCGCGGGGCTTGTTGCGCCCTCAACCATTTGCGTCGGCAGGTACACGCGATGCCGGGGTACTAAATATGCATCAGGGTCGCGTGGATCGCGCGGCCCGTACAAGATCACCGCAACAGACTGCCCAGAGCGACTCAAGTACGCCTGTCCACCGGTAATCAGGTGGTCCTGCCCGTCAATAAATATAATGCGCCCCGGATGGGCGCGGAGTGCTTGAATGACCATGATTTCTCCTTTCTAGTTAGGCCCGGGAGCGGGCCAGGGCGCAATCCTACCACGCGTTTCAGACCAGGTCAACTGTCAACTGTTTAACATTTCCGCCCGCAGCAGGTGCCAGGGGACGGCGATCCAGGGCCATTTCGCGACGGGCTCCAAGTCAAGCCCCAGCTTGTGCAGTTCCAGTGCCTGCTCGCCCGCGTAGAGCATGAGCATAGACTTGTGCGCATGCGCGGTGCCCGGGGGCTGATAGCGCACCAGGATGTAGGTGGGACACCGCAGGTCCGCGTGCTTTACGTGGAAAGCCACCTGGTGCGGGCTAAGGTTCACCCTCCGGCCCCGGGTAACCACCTTCAATTCCACCATGATGAATTCCCCATGGGGAAACGCGATCAGGCAGTCGGGAATCCCGAGGTTTACGCGGGACTCAATCCGGGTGATATGGCAGTTTGGGAGATTTTCGCGCAGTCGGTTGTACAGGCGGGTCTCGGGCTTCATCGGCATTTGGGGCCTCCATGGGGGTGACGTCGACGGCCTCCTCGATCTGGCGCGGCGTGATGTCAATCACCGGGCTGTCGCTGTGCCCGTAGAGTTTCTTGATTTCCTCCAGCTTACGCATGACCTCCTCCTTGCTCATGGAGTCGATCGTGCCGTGCCGGATTTCCTTGCGTTCGATGTAGATCGTGCCCAGGGCCTGGCCTCGCCGGTATTCGGCCTGCACGGCCGCACCATAGGCCCCGGCCTGGAGCGCCTGGTCGCGGATCAGTTGCAGGTCCCGCATGTGCCGCTCAAAGTTCGTCCCGTACTGCTCCCCCAGTTCCCGGCGGCGTTCTTGGATAGCGGCGACGATGTGCGGGTTCTTGTCCGGGTCGGTCAGTTCCCGGGCCCTGCTCTTGGCCCAGGCCTCGCTGTACCCGGCCCGGATGGCCGCCTCCTTCAGGGTGACGTGCCCGTCCCCGGCTGCAAACTCCTCGACGAACTTCCATTCCTGCGGCCGAAGCACCTTCATCTTGTGCCCCTTCACGGGCTGCGTGATCCGCTGCTCCACCACGGACGGACGGCCGCCCAGGCGTTTGCCCGCCAAAAACTTTTCATCCTTGTGGCTGCTCATCAGGCAATCCTCCAGATGCGCCAGCCGCCCTCAGATTTGCGGCAAGAGAACCTCACCCCTTCGTGCCGCTTAGAAAACATCCAGGCGGCCGATCGGGCGTTCTTGACCAGGCGGCGGTCGGTCAGTAAAAAGCTGTCCCCGACCCGCATGTCATAGAACGGGTACTTCTCCCGCTTGTGCCAGTATGGCAGGGCGACGTGGCTGTCGATTTTCAACATGCCAGCAGTTTACAACATACCAGATGGCGGCCGCCACCCCAGGGGCTGGTCAAGGCCCATCCAAGCCCTCTCCCGATTTTTGGCGATTTAGTAGAGGAAATCTGACAAACAATAAATTTTTTTTTCAAAAAAATGCCCGCGCGCGACTTTTATAAGAAATTACACCTGTAGAGGTACTGTAAGTCCCTGTACACTCCTAACCTATTGATTTCATTCACTTCTTACACCATTACGTCTATTACGTCATTTTTCAAAATTTTTTTATCAAAACACATGTTCTTGGAAAAAAGTCTAGTAAAACGGCCAAAATCCCCCGGTCCATGGCCCTCGGCCCTTGGTAAACCCTCATCTTTCTGACATCCTGATAAATTGACCAGTTGACAAGTTAATCGACCTGTGGTATAATAGCAACGTCGACTCAATCGGGGTCGACGATGTTCTTTAACAGAAAGGAGAAAGCATGAACACGTTCAACCGTGTGTGGATTGAACTTGAACTCCCCGCGTCTGGGGAGCCTCAAGCCGGGCATCAACGGGCTGCTGCAGCCTCCAAGATGCTGTCCAAGCTGGGCGTGGACTATCACGGGTATGACCCGGTGTGGTTCGATGAGAAGAAGTGGCGGTACGCCTTCACGGAATCATCGTCGGGCTGTTTCACCTGGGCCGTGGACCACGGTCGTTGGTTCAATCTAGACCGTCTGGCCAAGTAGGCCTTGAAGCCCCTGGGGTGCCGCCTGGGGGCTTTTTCTTTGCCTACTGCACCCCCTGCCCCCTGGCGAACTCTCCGCTCATGAGTTGAGCGGCAATGGCCATGGGGATGATTTCGCCGAATTCGATCTCTTGGACGTTGTTGATGCTCAGGCCTACGTGGGGTGCGTGGATGATGGGGCCGAGGCAGGCGATGCGTTGGCCGTCGATGGTGAGGATGATGACCTGGGCCATGGGGGAGGCGCGTGCCATGGTTTGGAGCAGGTCCATGGGCCCTGGTCTTTGGTTCTTGTACATGTCGTCGTATTTCATGATGGGCCTACGGGTATCCAGGTGCCTGGGGGCATGTGTTGGTCTTTGATGCCCAGGTCGATGGAAAGTTTTTCGACTTCGGTTTTGTATCGTTCGATGTCTTGCACCAGGCTGGCCATGAGGTCGTGTTGAACTTCGATTCGTCGGCGCAGGGCGTTGATGTATTCCTGGAGTTCCTGGCTGTCGATGGGGCAGGGCGGATTGTCGGTTGAGTAGGTAGCGGGGCGCATGGGGTCTCCTTGTCTGTTTCCTGTCAGAACTCTTGCCAGAGTTCGTGCATGAGGTGGAGCAGGCGGTCGGGGCGCACCTGCATGCCTTCGCCGGATGCGTGGGCGAGCCAGTAGCCGCCATCGTAGCGGGAGAGGGCGTAGTTGCCTACCTGCAAGCTTGCGTTTACCGCCCGGTCTACACTGGACTGGGCCTGAATGGAGCGTCCGCAGGCGGTGCCGATCTCAAAGACGCGTTGCTGGTCCTCGGTCAGCGTTTTGACGTACTCGGTTGCTTCTTCGAGGGTCATTGGTATGTTTTCCATGATTCAATCCTTCCCAAACCCTGACACATATGGCTGCCCTTGAGCCTCCATCCACTTGTCGCGGGCCGAGTTGTACTCATCTAGTAGCGTGTGGGCTTCACCCCAATACTTGTCGAGATTGACGTCGTTGGTCAGCAGCATGCTCTCCATGAGGATCGCGAAGCGGTGGCAGTAGTGGATGGCGGGGTCAGAGAGCATGTACTCGACCGTCACCGTGCCGTGCTGCGTGGGCTGATTCTCTGGATCGGTGAAGAGCTGCATCATGGCGGCACGCTCGGCCTTCACGGCCTGCTCTACCATCAGGCGGATGTTGTTGTCGATGGCCGCCAACACCAGCTTGGCAGTCTCGTCTACAGGAACGTCTGGGTTGGCCCAGAGGCCGTCTTTGGACAGGCGCAGGACTTCCACGTTGTCCGCCGCGTGGCTGTTGTAGAAATGAATCGTGCCTGTCGGCGCAGAGGTGTCGGTGATCGTGTGCTCGTCAGTCATTTCTTCCCCCAATCGTCAAACAGTTCGTTGTTGCTGTTGCTGCGGCCGTAGCCCGCAAAGAGTCCCTTGATCCGCGCCCAGGCCAGCTTGCGCAGT